CAGGAATGAACAGCTTGCGCTTGCCAGTGGCAATATCAGCACGCAACTTATCTTCTTTAACTTTCGCAACATTGTTTGCCTTTCTTAGTGTTTGTCCATACGTCTGAGCCACTTGCGCCATCGCTTGCTCAGTCTCCCTTGCCTTGGCATTCAAGGCGGCTATCTCTACTTGCTGGCGGGTATTCTCGTCGTGCTTGCCTTTGTAGTATCCACTACCAGCCGCAGAAAGTACCGCCATGATGATGCCAAGTATCACCCAAGGATTAAACAGGCTCATGGTGCAGGAGGCTCATCGTTGTCGTTTGACTCGGCCTTGGCAGTGGCATTGGCTATTGCCTTAACGCCTGACCTACCAGCTACACCACCCAACACGCCAGTGATAAACACCATGATGGTGCTGATCTGTTGTGTATACACCTTATCAATAGCCGCCATACTGCCATTCATGGGCTGAGTTACAAACGAAACTGAGTACAAGAACATACCCATAGAAGCCAACAGGATGGTCACCAAGACCACGATAACGAATGCCCATACCCTGACTTCAATCTCATCTGCTGTCAGGCGGTTGTTAGGTTTATATCCAATGGTAGCCATTACTTTTTCTCCTGTTCAGGTTTTACTAAAAACTCAGGACAAGTACCAGATGCGGTACAGATTGGGGGTTTACACTCTGGTTCATTCCAATTTGTCGGGTCTTGACAAGGGTAACGAAATCGGTCTTCGCACCCTGTCAAACACAATATGGTTGCTAACAGAATTAGGGTCTTTGTCACGATTCTTCCTTTCAGAGTTCTCAACTTGTCTTCTCAGCTTTTCAACCTTTTCAAGTTGTTGCTTAACCTCATGCTTTGCCTCAAGAGTCTCCAGCAGAATCATAGCCATGATAGGTAACAGGAGTACTACAAGCACACAAGCGGCAATCCATCCCATCACGCTCTCCCAATCTTGCTTACCAACCAGATTAGCATCCATAGATACAGGAGGCAAAGGAAAGCTACCAACAGATACGCTTGTTTTTCTGCTAGAAGACGCTCCTTTTGCTTTCGTTGCCATATTTCTGCATCCCGATTCTTCCTTGCTTTTGTTTGCTCTGCCGCAATCACATCTCTCATGGCAAAAACTTCTGAGTACAAAGCGCCCATATCTTTAGAGCCATATACCATCACCTCACGAATTTGAACGACCATCCGTTCCATTTCTTGTGCTGCAAGAACCCTGTTAAGCGATTCTTCCATCAGGTTTACATCATCAGCAAATACAACTGTTCTGGCTTTAAGTTCTTCCTGTTCTATATGCTGCTGTAGCTGTGCCTGTAATTTAAAGAATGCACTTAAATCCTTTACGATTTTTGCTTTGACTGTTGTTTCATCGACATTGACATACTCAGACTTTTTAGCTTGAGCCACAGACTTTGTAGCTTGAGGCTTGGGACTACCGCCAAATAATTTACGCAATGAACCCCAAAATCCTTTAACTTCTTTGCCAATGGCAGCAACATCGTCAACAGTTTTTTTGATTGAGACAAACTGCTCACGAGCCGATTGGTACAGCTCGACAGAAGATTGAATGCTCTTAACCAGCGATCCCGCAAGTAGGCAGATAGAGATTGGGTCAATTTCAGTCTCCTAAGATGCCTGTGGCAGTTCCAAGACCAGCCGCACCAGACAACAAGCCTGTAGGCTTCTTTCTTGCCCTACGATTCAACTCATCCAGCACTGTTCTTTGCTCAATGGGGTCTGTAGTAAACAAACGCTTTTGCAATGCTTCTGATGTTTCACCGCTAATGCCTCTTGATCTAGCTAAAGCATTCTTCAGCAATCCCAAGGCAGTGCCTTTTAAATCAGCAGTTGCAAGGCTTTGAGCAATGCTTCCAACAGTATTTGCTTCAGCTTGAGTAGATAAACGCTCTCCACTAGGTGAGCCGCCAATAATCTTCTTAGCTGTCTTACTTTGTTGCTCCAAACCTTTAACGTACTGAGAGAAATCTGTATAAGCGTCTTGTGCTGACTTAATCACATTGCCATTTGCGTCAACAGTGTCAGTGAACGCATTACGAATCAACAATTTTTGGTTATCTGACTTAAAGACTTGGCGAGTAAAGTCACCTCCTTTAAAGTCACCAACTCTTTGATTGATGTTTGCCATCATGCCGAGTCTGAATGCTTCTTTCTCGTCAGCATTCATTTTCTTAATATTTGCAACAGCTTCCTTAGTGTCAAGATTCTGATACTTCTGACCCATCTCAAATGATTTTTTTATTCTTTCAGCATCAGCAAATTCAGCATTAGCTAATCTGTAATCATTATTCAATGATTTGATCTTGTCATTGAATTCATTTTTGACTTTTATAACATCACCACCATAACCACTTACTTTTCCAGTTACAGCATCAGTCTCTTTGTCAATAATACGATCTAGACCAATTTTTATTTGATGCAAGATGTTAGTAGGAACTGATTGAGCATTACGAATAGACTCAAGAGGTGGCAATGTTTCACCCTTAACAGCCGCACGTTTTTCAGCCTCTTTATAAGCATCTAAAAACACTGGTCTATCTACATAAGTTCTAAATGGTTTGGCATCAATAGCAAGGCTATAAGCCTTTGGATATGCCGCACTTGCCTTGCTTGCTTGGCTTTCAGCCAATGCATTCAAATACTCATAGCCATTAACATTCTTAGCTAATCCTGCCTTTTCGACCAAACCCTGAACAATGTCGTTAGGTTGGTCAATCAATCGACTCTCTAGGAAATTAGCTGTAGCACCCTTGGCTTTGGATTTAACAATGTATGCGTTATAGGCTAGATCATTCAGGTTCTTACCCAAGTCAGCAATAACGGGATTAGGTACACCAATGCGGCGCATCTCATTAAGTGCATCAAACGCCTCTTGAGGAGTCAGATTATCCTTGTCCATGTAGTTAGCAAGCATCTTGGATGATGCAGTTGCTTGGTCACCAAAGCCTGATGCGTTAAGTACATTCTTGATGATTGAGCCAGCCTTATCAATAACGATAGGAACAGTACCGCCCAACACACCGCCAAAAATACCACCCATAACAGCATCAGAAACAGCGTCTTTTTCAGAGTATCCATACCCTGATAAAGCACCAGTAGTAGCACCAACAGCAGTACCTCGACCAGCCTTACCAAGCAAAGACTCTCCAGCAATTAATGCTTGCGTTTCAGGTGCTAACTTTACAATTTGACGGGCTGTACCCAATGGGAGAGCAAAACCACCAGCCAACTCCAAGGGAGTTTTAACCAGTGGCATATCTTCACCAAACTGCTTTTGTTGTTCACGCAATAGGTTACGCTGACGCTCATAGTCAGTACCACTGATAGAACCTGTACGCAATGCGGCTTCAAGTTCATCTAGAGTGCCAAAGGTCAAGCCTTGACCAAATGCCCTTGCTGACTCAGCAACGGGTGAATATTTAATGTTTTCTTGAAATACTGAAGTTTTAACTTCACCTTCAGCTAAAGGTAATTTTGTGTAGTCAGTCATTATGGCTTCACCCTTCTAGTCCCTTTGGGGTCAACAAAAACACTTCCTGATGGATACTTTGGATTCTTCAAAAATGCGTCAACATCTCGTTGTGTAAATGTCTGTGGCTCAAATATCAATGCTTCGATTGGAACTTCAGGCAATTTAGCGCCAGCATTTATCCTACGTCTTTCAATAGATTTCTGTGCATCAGCGACTTTTCTTGCGTTAAGTTCAGCTAGTGTATTGATTGCTTTAGCGGCATCAACCGCAGATTCAGAACCTTGCAATTCTTTGATTGATCGTTCTGCATCACCTTCAGTTTGAGTACCTTTATTCAAGCGTAAAGACTCATTGACAAGACGAGTCTTGAACCTCTCAAAGTCATTTCTAGCCACTACATCAGGGTCATTTGAACTAAAGGCACTTCTAGCCGCAATAGATGCACGATCTTTCAAGCCAAACTTAATATCACCACGTTTGATGCTGTTGACATAATTATTGGCTTCAACAGCAAGATTCCTTGCGGCATTAGCATTAAGGTAATCAACTTCCTCATCTTTAGCTAAGTCTGTTCTAAGAGGTTTGTTGGCTTTTTCTTCTTGTTTAAGTTGATCTTGTTCACGCTTCCTAGCTACTTCATCCAACTTCATTTGCCGATTAAATGCGGCATTCTGCTGTGCAAGATTATTATTGGATTGTGCGATTGCAAGATATGCTTGTGAGTTCTGCAACCCTTGAGACTTAAAGCTATTCATCATGTCTTGATTAGCTTTAATCTGAGCCTGATTCTGTTCAAACTGCTGAATGCGTTGGGTCATGTCAGCCAACTCTTTGACCTTAGTATCAACCTTCTCAGGGTCAATCAATCCCTTGGTTAAACTGCTTGAATATTGAGTTGCAAGAGTCTTTACATTGGCAGGAATTGTTGGGTCTTGAGTAAATATCTTGAATGGGTCTTCTTCAACTGCACCCATAGCACCAATCCTACGCAAGTCAGGGATGACTTTCGCAAGTTGGGAAATGGCGGCTTGACCTTGAGGGAATGAAAGCAATTTAGCCTTGACTTGCTCATTGATACTGCCATCAGGATTCTTGATCTGACCAATCAACTCTTGAGCCATGTTAGTAAGACTTTGAGTCTTTATATTCATGCCACGCTGAGTCAAGTAATCTTGAGTTTTGTATTGGTTCAAGGTATCTTCTTGAGCCTGACGCTTCAACTCTTGAGCCTGTTGTTGAGACTTCATCATCTCATTACGCAACAGGAAAGCAGTTTGGGTATCGCCAGTTTGCAATGCCATCTGAATGCCTTGAGCAAATGAATCAGGGTTTGATGGGTCAATCATCCCAAGTATTTGCTGACGCATTGAAATTATCTTTAACTGTGGGTCTTCACCACCCAAAGCACCGCCAATAGCACCACCCAACTGTTGACCAGCACGATAGAAACCATACTGCGCTTGAGCCGCAGGGTCAAGCTGTGCATATTGAATAGCCTGAGCCTCTTGCGCTTGACGTTGAGACTGTTGGTACTGCTCTGGAGTAGTAAACAAACCGAGAATGTCTGAGGTTGCCATGATTATTCCTTAATAGTATCCATAACTCATTCTGTCCATATCTGCCGCACTCATTGGATTGCCATATGGATTTGCAGATTGTGGAAGTGCGCCCTCAATATTTCTGTTCATTGTGTAATCACTGAACATTTTTTCAAATCCAGTTTGCAGTCTTGGGTCTTTAGATGCGCCAGTAAGGAAAGAACCTAATGGGCTAATTTGATTAGCTTGTTGTTCAGTCAATGCCGCACTCAATCCACCTCTAAGCAAACTAGCACCAGCATTAGCACCATAAGCCGCCGCTTGACCACCTAAACCAGCACCCAAGGTCAAAGGTTGTTGACCCATCTGCTCAATAGACTGACCTGTACCCAAATAAGCCGTAAATGGACTTAATGCACCAACCTGACCAGCTTGATATTGACCCAACAAATTAGCACCAGTACCAAACAATCCTGTACCAAACGCAACATTCTGCTGACCAGCCTGTTGTGCTTGTGCCGCTAACTGAGCATCCTGTTGAGCCATAGCGTTGTAGTAGGCTTCCATCTCAGGAGTTGTAGCACCCAATCCTGCCGCACCACTTGGTCTTGCACTTGTAGCGCCTACAGACAGTCCACCACGACCTTGTTGGAACAACTGATTCTGCAACTGAGCATATTGACGCTCACGGCTAGGTGCAAGCAAATCCTGTTGCTGTTGCATATATTTCTGTGCAACTTGTTCAGGACTCTGTGCAAGATACTGCTGACCCAAGCCAAACAACCCTGTAGCCGCAGTCTGCAAAGGAGCATACTGTTGTCCAGCCTGTTCTGCTTGAGTTAAAGCGCCTCCAGTAAGACCCATCAAACGATCTTGATAGGCTCTTAGTTCAGGACTGACGTTATAACCAGCACCAGTTAAGTATCCTTGAGGAGACATTTGAAAGTTGGAACTACCATAACGGGTAGTAATTCCAACAGGGCGAAATCTAGCCGCTTCAGCCGCTTGTTGAGCCGCATAACGTTGAGCCGCCGCAGACTGATTAGCCGCCGCTTCTGTAGCAGATGCTTGTTCTTGCGCCCCTAAATATCCTAATACTGCACTAATTGGCATATCAATCTCCTTTAATCAAAATCTCATCCACTTTAGACGGGTCTTTCTCGTCTGTGGCATGAATACAAAACCAAACACAATCAGTAATGGCTTTTACGCCATGAGTTACACCAGCCTCAATCTCAATGCAAGCAGGAGCAGAAACAATATCAATCTCAGTACCACGCAATACAGCAACCTTGCCATGAGCCAAAATAGACAAATGGCTGAAGTTATGCGTATGCTTCATGATTGCCATTCCTGCCGTGAAGAATGACTCTTTGGCATACAACCCATCACTGAAATGATGAGTAATGCGGAATTGTGGGTCTTGTAAAATCATTTTTACTCGTAAAGAATGTTGATAGTGCCAGCGTCAAAGGTGTCAGTGCCGTTGACTGTGGTAATGCGGACTCGATCAAGAGTGCCGCCAAGTGCTATGTTGCC